AAATAACAAACGTTAAAAGTTTTACTCATTATTGACACTCCATAGTAATTACTTCTTCTAAATTATCTTCATCAATACCAACCATTTCAAGGTTGTCAATTTCTAATATTTTAGATTTACAAGTATCTAAATCAATTTGACCATCTTTTAATTTATTAATGATCTTATCAACAGCGTTTTCTACTGAAGTTTCAATGTATTGTTTTACTTTTGACATAGTGTTTTCTCCTTTGTTATAATAATAATATCATATTTTAAGTTATTTGTCAACATATATTTTGAACTATTTTGGTTGATTAATAACATTTTTTTCTTCATATACTACTATAATATAGGGAAAATAGCCATTAGTCAAGGACTATTTTGCGTTGATTTTACTAGGTTTTTTGGGGTAAATGTTCTTATTTTGTTCTATTTTACTACTTCCACAAGTCAATTACCCACGATTCTTTCGAATCACTAGGGTTAGGACTACCGTGAAATACACATACTTTGGCGTTGGGGTCTTGTTCAAATGTCCATTTTGTACTATGGAATCTCTCACCTTTACGATTAAACCACTTATATGATTGTGTCCACGAATCAGGAAACGAGATTGTGTCTTTATGTTTCTTTATTAACGCAGTTATGATATTTTGATCGCCAGACATTCCACGATACTCTGTACGATTTTTCATATAAGGTTCCCATATCAATTTACTTGTAGTTTCATTATTAAATTTCATTATACTTGAATTGAATTGACCACTTGATGGGTTAAAATCATTCATACCGACAAAGTTGTGATCTTCGCCGTGTGTTAAAAAACAATCTATGTTTTTCATTATTACCACATCTAAATCCATATATAAAGTATTACCTTCAAGTTTACTATCAGGACTAAACAATTGTAACTTATTAAACCAACCCTCAAAGTCGTGTCTTTTAAATTGACGCCACTCTATGTCTTTGGTTTTAAATTCTTTTCTTCTATGGATAACTGTGCTATCTGTAAAACAAATAAACTTATGTGGTAAAGTAAGATTTCTCTTTACCATATTATAAAGGACTTCTACATATTTAAAAATATACTTGTCGCCATAATAAACACATACAAAATTCATACACCTAACCAATTGATAGTAGCTCTTATCGCTAATATCATATAAAATAACTCCATCAACATTCTAGGATAGTCTTTATCTTTAAAACCATACCATACCCATATTAAACAAGAAGTACAAGCTAATGACCAACCAACCCATTGAGTTGATAAGTTAGCATTAGATAATATATATGCACTTAAAATTGCTAAACCAAATCCTATCCAACGACCACCTTTTATATCTTTATAGTATCTAATTTTCATATTGGACCTTAAGAGTTTCATATGCGATACCTTTCTCTATTTCTGGTATTGTAAATTGATGTTCTGTGATATAATTTAACCACTCGGTAATTGTCTTTCTACCTGGTCTCAATGGTTTATTTATCTTATTCAACTGACGAGAAGCGACTGGCGCAGCAATGTTTTTTGCTGGACATATCACTGGTACTTTATTCATTATCGCATCTATTGATGATAAACTCATATCTGTAACTAAACAATGTGCGTCTTTTAATTGATCTCTTATATCTGTTTCCCACCATTCATTTCCAGGTCTTGGTTTGTTTCTAACAATAACTTCCATATCTGTATACTTTTTAATCTCACCTACAACATTATATAACCATACGTCTTGCGTTATACCGTGAAAGTGATAAGTGACAGTGGGTGATGATGGACAAACTAATATATGTTTTGTTTCTTCTGTTTGCCAACCTTTGAAATGAGTATCTATTCCTTGTTCTTCTAACTTTCTTAATCTATGACCTTTGCCAATCTTACCTTTATTGGTGTGATGACTTCCTTTACATATTCTAAAATATGTTTTATCTATGTTATTAATCTTTGGTATAGGGTATCTTGTTATTTGTTCTGTTAAATAACCTACATCTACATACCACCATTCTTCACCTTTTTTTATAACCTCTTCCATCTCCTGAATATTCTTTCCACCAAGACCCCAAAAAAAGTGAATAGGTCTATCTTCATCTTTCCAACCCTTTTCAATCGCAGGCCATAACTGCCAAGATAAACATTCTTTCCAATTTAGTTTGTGTGTTATAATCATATTGTAAATAAGAAATCACCATCTGTAATATGTGGTATCTTTTGTGCTTCTAAAGCTTCATTTATATTATTAACTTGTTTTAAACCCTTTGCTCTTACATTATAAAAACATTTATAGTTTCTACTAAAAAAGAAATCAAATGTAGTTTCTACAGGATACTTGTTAAACTTGTCATAGACTTCAACCATACAAGTAGGTTTGTATTCTTTAATAATATCAACAGCGCCATTTAATACATCTAACTCTACACCCTCTACATCAATCTTCATAAAACCAATATTGTTTAATTTGAAATTATCTAACTTAATTGTTTCAACTTCTATCTTTTGTCCATTTACTAAATTTTGAAAACTAGAATTGGATAATCTTTTATCATCTACATAAAATTCTGACTTACCATCAAAATCACTTACTGCTAAATTATAACAATTAATATTTTTAATTCTTTGTCCAACAAGTTCTAATTGTTTATACACAGGAGGTACTGCTTCAAATGCATAAACTTCTTTAGAGTTTTGAGCAAAGAAACTAGTGTACATACCTGTCGCTGCTCCTACATCAATAGCATTTTTTTCTTTTGACAAATATATTTTTGTTTGACCTAACATAAATTCTTTTATATGTAAGTCTAGTATTTGTTGTTTAAAAACTCTTTTTTGTATAACGTTTTCACTTAAATTTAAAGTCATTTCATTAATATTTGTAACGCAATTCTATTACCTTTATTACAAATTCCTCCTCTATGCATACCAGCAGGATCAAAGACACATAAATTACCTTTATCACTCGTAAATAGTTTTTCTTGCTTTAATAATCTTTCTTGTTCTTCTGTACCATCTTGTAGTAATCTTCCAAAGTTATGTGATACTCTTAATTGTTTTGGTAATTGAAATACAACTGCTCTTGCCTCTGGAGTATGACAATAACTACCTGTTGATATTGCTCTACCGAATATGTTTTGTAATTTGTCGTATATCCATCTATTAGACTTTTCAATATAACTAAATGGACCATCATCTTCTGTTATGTTATTTAAATACATCATTGCTTTCATAACATTTTCTTTTGGATCAATATGTAAGTTAGTTGTTTTAGATACTATTTTACAATCGTATAAAAATTGTTTATAGTTTTGATCTGTTGGTTTAGCAATATGTAATACTACATTTTTAACTTCAAGTGGTTTAAACTTATTATACTTTGTTGCTGCTTGTAATATACCCATCGAATTAAACATATCATTTACAATTTTTATAATATTTGTATCAAGTTGTTTTGCTCTATCAAATTGTCCTGGTGGTGGTCTCCAATCAGGTTGTTGTAATAGATTATCTATTTCTACTTTTAGTCTATCTTTTAATTCTTTTACATCTACATTTAAATAAGATATACCATTTTCAAACAAATCATCATAAATTTTATTTGATGGTAAGCCTGTTTCAATTCTACTTAATTCAAAGTTATTATAAAACTGAAACATTGCATTTAATTTTTGAAATAATTTCTCATCAGGTTTCTTTGACATATACCATTTATAACCTGTTTCAAAGTCTTTTAAATTTTGATATTTAACGCCGTCTTTTATTTTAGCAATATATTCTTCATCACTATTACCAATATATCTTTCTTCTTTTAAAACATCAGGAAATTCAGCGATGTCAGGAAATACAAAACCGTGATCGTGTATAGGATTATCAAAACGCATGGTAATCAAACCTCTTACATAGTTCTTTTTCTGAATCTGTTATCAATATTTTTAATTGATTGTATGACATACTTTCACCAATAGTTACAGGTATATCTTTTTGTTTATTGTTGGCGCCGTGTACATAAATGTTTTCTCTAATACCTTTTTCATCAAAATCTTCATTGTTTTGTTTTAGTATTTTAATTAAACTTTCAGGTAAATCTTCCATTTTACCATACTGTACATTATTATATTTACCAAGATAATAATTGTAATAATCATATACATAATTTTTACCACTTATAACATTTTGTACAAATGTATTATAATTATTTGATTTACAGACTCTTTCTAGTCTTAAATGATTCTGCCAGTTCCAAGCATCACCGTGAGTTTTCTTTTTACTTCTATGTGTCCAAAGACTATGAATAAATGTTGCAGGGTGTCTTATGAAACCAAAGACTTGTTTATCTGTATCTGGTGTTGCGTGACTTTCGTAAATATCATCACCAATAACTTCTGTACCAGAAACATATTTCTTTAACATTTGTTTTATCGTTCTACCACCACATTTGGGTACGTGAATAAACATTGAATTTTTAAGTTCTATTGCCATTTGTAAATACTAGTCCCGCTTTTAAAAAAAAGTTTTTCCTATCGCCAAAACGATAACCTTTATTTTCTGGATTCATTTTAGATATAGATTTAAATTGTCCTGTTAAGGCAGCATCATAATATAATCCATATTCTTTAAATACATCTATCCAATAACTTTCTTCTCTACAATTTACGTGATGATGTCCAGGCCAACCTGGAGGTGCCGCAGTAACTACAGCAAGTTTACCTAATTTAAATAAAGGCATATAGTTTGATACATACTTTTCTTCTACGTGTTCTAAAAATTCTGTACACCAAACTAAATCAAAAGTCTTATCTAACTTTGCTTCACCTAAAGTAAAATCGTGTAGTAAAGAACAATCTGTATTTTCAATCACAGTTGGATCGCCATCTACTCCAAACCATTCTATGTTATTTCTATTTGCAACTTCTCTCATACCACCAGGACCACAACCAATATCTAACATAGATTTTATATTAAACTTATTCTTTACGTGTAAAAGTAAAGGTTCATCTATATTTGTTCTATTTAAATGTCCACCTAGATAATCTGGTAATTTACTCATTTATAAAACCTTACTGCTAAATGTTTATCTTTATGGCCATCTGGCATAAATTTTTTTACATTCTTAAAATTATGTTGTTCTACCAATTCTTTTAGTCTTTTAAAATCATAACCTGATTTATGTAAATCCCAATTACTATCATCACCTTCTCTTTGCCATCCCCAAAACCCAGCACGACAATGATCTTTTTCTTCTTCAGTTAATTTATCCCAATTATTCCATTGCCATAAATGTAAATTCATATTAGGTACTAACATAGTTATCTCTGCACCATCTACACATATATTATACCATGCGTTTAATGTTCTTTTTGCTTGATCGTGTGTTAAATGTTCAAAGAAATGACGTGAATATATTTCAGTTACTGTATTTGGTTTTATTTGTTTTTCTATATCCCAAGCGTTACACACAATATCATCTTCTCTAATTTTTCGCACATCAACTTGCGTGTAATCTTTTTTACGAGGGTTTTCACCACCACCAAATTCTAATTTCATTTTAATAACCTTTTATGTACTATACCACTATTTATTTCTGACATTTTCCATTGTGTGTAGGCGCAGTTATGTAACCACTGCGTTCTATCAAACTCTGGTAACTCTTTGTGTTTTAATACTTCTAATGTATGAAACGATACAGGATAAGCGTGTGATGTTTTTGATAATGATATACTTGGAACACCTTCACACACCGCTTCAATTAAACTATTACTTGAATATGAAATCGCAACTCTGGCGTTCTTAAAATCTTTATATATGTCTTCGCCGCCGTTGGTTACATTAAAGTTATTTAAGTTCTCACTAAAGAATACTTTGTTTTTAACTTTAATATCTTTTAGTGTATCTTTATTAAATCTAAATGTAAATCGTGGGTGTGGTCTTATCATAATGTCTTCATCTGTATATTTTGATATGTCTTCAATTGTTTTCTTTATAAAGTTTTCATAGTCACCAGGTTTCTTTACTAAATCATTTAGACTTGTATCTATAGGATTTTGTGTAAGTATTAATATGTAGTCACCTTTTTTCTTCCAAGGTTTAATTTCTATGTCTTGTTCTTTTTGTATTTGTTTCCATCTATCATCTGGTGAGTTCTCATTTTTAAATACACCATCACTAAAAGTATAATGATTTAAACCAACTCTAAAATAATAATCATCTGGTTTTTCTATATTTAAATTCTTTCTAAAGGTTGCTTGTTCTATTACAATTCTAGGTTTGTTTTGATCCAATATAAACTGATACTTTTCTGCGTTCTTCTTTTTCATTACACCTAATACATTTGTTTGTATGTAAGCGTCCGCTTTATGATTGTATCTTTCAGGATATTCTATTAGTTTAAAGTCTTCGTGTTTAGGAAATATAAACATTGCCTCTGTACTAAATGCGCCTTGTATACCTATGATGTTCATTCTACCTCCATACGATATTGTTTAAACTTTTCCCAATAGTGTCCATCTTCAACTTCTTTTAAACTCCAATGTGAGTTTACATAATAAGTCATAAACATATCTCTATTTGGTATCTTTGGATTTTCTATTTGTCCTAAATCACCAGAACCATACATTCTATAAAAACAAGCTGGGTGAGTTACAAATACAGGAACACCTTCCATTAAAGCGACAGCGCCAGAGGTACTTGTATATACAACACACGCCCAAGCGTTTTTCAAATCATCTAACAAATTTGTTTTTTCAATAGATGTATGTTCTACATTGTTAATATTGTTTAATATCCAATCTAAATTCTTTTGATCTTCTTTTAGTTTTTCTGTAATTACAAAATGTTTATGTGATCTGATAATTATTTTTCTATCTGTATATAATCTTAATCTTTGTATGACTTCTCTCGCCCATTCATAACAACCTGTACCAAAAGATGAGAACCCACCACTACCTCTATTTAAACATAATAATATATGATCGCCTGTTCTTCGCCAGTCTTTTATTTGTAAACCTAGTTCTTTTTTAACTTGATCTGTTCTTTTAAATGATGTTTCATCTACAGGTAAGAAGTCAGCTTCGTGTGAGTGAATTGATCTATAAGGGTATCTACGATATACATTTTGTATATCTTTTTCTTTTTCATAATAACCTAAAACATTACTATCTAAAAAGAATATTTGTTTATCTGTTTTTTTATCTACAACTTCTTGTCTTAAAATATGACTTTTAGAATTTACATCATCTGATTTATAAGCAAAGATGTAACTATAATCTGATGGTTTAAAAATATTGTCTTCTATGTAATTTACTTTTATTCCGTGTTTCTCAGCGCCTTTACCAAATGATAATAGTTTATCTACTTTACTTCCACTTGTGGTTCTTAAATAGATGTTTAGTGTTTTCATTATTCCAAATCAATTTTATTAGAGTCTTCATACATCTCAAACCATTCTTGCGAATAGTCACAGTCTTTATAATTTTTAAAATATGGTCCACCTTTTGTATAGTGTACTAACTTTGCGCTATAGTTATGTTCATATTCACCTACTAACCAATTCCATTCTTCATCTATCTTACCAATTAAGTCTTCACTTTCTAACCATTTGAATTGATGAAGTTCTAAACCACTGGCGTTGTTTACATAATCTGGTGTTAACGCTAAACATTTACTACAATTAAATATCATCATACTTGACCAGTTCTTTTTGGGATAAACTGTTTGTGGTTGATTTTTAAACTTAACTGTGGTGTTTGGTGTATAGTCGTGTTGTACACATTGAACAGCGTATTGTGTTGTTCTTTGTCGCCATAGTAAAGATATATCCGCTCTTGCTAACATATCACAATCCATAAAGATAGCGTGACCTGAATAGTTACAAAGATAAGGAACCAAAAATCTACTAAACGCAAACTCTGTTGATTGTATTTGTAATCTTTCTCTAACAAATATATCTTTAATGTTTTGTAATCGTATCGGTGTAATTGATATTGGTTGTGTGGAGTGTTTTAATAAACTATGTGATAATGTACTAAACGCCACCTTTTCACTGTCATCATATCCTATAAAAATTCTTATCATATTTCTTTTCCTGCTAACATCACTTTTGCGTTAGGGTACCTACTTTCAACAATTTGTTTTGCTTCTGATAATGTTCTTCCTTCTTCCGCAACTTTCATTGGTGCTTTGTTTTTTAATGTTACCCAAAAATAATACTTTATCATAAATTCACCTCTGGACTTTTACCTGTTAATTTTCTTTTACCTTTTGTATGGTCGTAAACTGTACCTAATATTGATCTTGCCTGTACGTGTCCAGGTCTATTGTCACCAATATTATTATTTTGTACTTTCATATCTTCTTCAAAAACTTTTCTAACATAATCCCAAACATAACTATCGTGGTACTCACTTAAACTATATATCTCATCATAATCATACATCTTTTTCATATAACGAGCATAGTTTCTCGTTTGACTATGCTGCATATTAAAATACAAGAAACCACATTCACTATAATTACTTCCACGACCTAGATATGACATCATACAATCGTCTTTATGAATATGTTTTTTAATCCAGTTAACATCTATTGATTTATAAAATACACTATCTGCGTCAATACAAATTAAACCATCTACGTCACTTGAACAATTATCAATAGCGTGTGTGTAAGCATAAACTTTATATGAAAATCTTACACCATCTTTCTTAAAAGATTCTACTTTTCTATGTTTATTTCTTTCTATGAATTTTTTGAGATCAGGTATTTTATCAAACATATCATCATCTTCATTATAAACAATTAAATCAAATGGCCAATTATATGTGGATTGAAATCTGTGAGCGTATTGTTTAAATAACTTATTATTCCAACTAGTGACTACTTGAATTTTCATAACCAACTTTCGCAATGTAAAAACTATCAACAATATCTGATACAGGATTACCTATCTTTTCTACATCAAATATTTTCTTCAAGTCCGTGTTTGTTTCTTTAGAAAATGATTCATACATCAAATCTTTATCAGCATTTCCTTT